ATAAGCTGCTCTTTGATTGTATGGCACTCGTAATGAAAGTTCTGTAGTATCACTTATGTCCAAAATATGATTGTAGGTAGTATGAGTAGTATCCCCGGGTGTTCCTGTAGTAGCAACATTACCAATTGGGTCCCAAGAAAATCTCAAACGACCACGATGATACTGGGAACAAATAATTTTAAAATCAAAAATTATATCCCCACGCCAATGTTCAAACATTTGTGAAACCACCCACATGGGTGTCCCATTGATAGCATGTTCCGAAGTTCCTGGAGTAACCGAAGACATATATGGGCTAACATATGTATTCCACAAAAGGTCATTCACTGATTTCGTCGAAGTCCAGATGAATGAAGTAAGATAACTTTGGCGTTGAACAAATTTGGATATATTGAGAGGATCTTCATCACGATCACCAATACATTTATTGTTGATTGTTAATTCATTTTTTGAATCAACAGTCAACCTCTCTGTAGCATCAGATATATCAGATACAGCTAATCCATGAAATGGTAAATTTTTCATGGGTTCAACATCTGAAGCAACAGGGACTTTGGAATAACCAAATAATTTGGCAATATCGGCTACTCCATTGGCTGCAATTGAAGTTGCAGTAGCGAAAGGACCAATAGCTGGTAATGTAGACAACATTCCAGCAGCTCGAGCAATAGCTGAAGCTGGTTTTGAGATGGCCCCATTTGAAGAATACTCATCCTTCTTGCGGTTGGAAGATTGCAATGATGCTTCCACAGTCATTCCATTCAATGTGATATTCTCTGCCCATGCAGTTGTAATAATACTTACATCAGCACCAACAACAGAATTAGCATTTCGTAAAGGATCAACTGAATCGAAATGAATCCTCCCCATATATCTAAGGTTAGTCGTTTTGTCAACTTGTAACCACTCATAAGGATATATGAAAGGTAAAATCATTTCACCACCTTCACTATTTTGGGGATAAATCCAAATGTGAGGACGCTGTGAGTATGGAACAAGCGGATCAGCAGCAGTTGTATTCACTTTAGAAGAATTGAAAAAATTATTCAATGGCTCATATGATACTAATAAAGCACCATAATAAAAAGGCGAGGCATTAATTTGAACTTTAATGTGCAAATCGCATCTTAAGAAGGGATAAT